CAAAATCAAACAAAATCAAAATAATTCTATTATATTAAAAAAGAAACTATGGATATTAAAGAACAAATACTAGTAGCTCTTGGCTTGAACAAAGCCGAAGATGAAATTAAATTAGCTTGGCAGGCGAAAAGTGATGATGGAACTATTTTCGTTTCTACTGCTGAGGAGTTAGAATCAGGCGTTGACATCAGCGTTTTAACTGAAGATGGAACTACAATACCACTTCCAATCGGAACCTACAAAGTTGATACAGGCGTATCATTTAGAGTTGAAGAAGAAGGGGTAGTCGCTGAGGTTATTGAATCAGAAACTGAAGAAGAAGTAACTGATGAAGAAATGTCAGAAGAAGTAGCATTAGCACCTGAAGATGAAAGTAGAGCAGAAGAAACTGACTGGGCGAAAACTTATGAAGAAATGAAAGACAAAGTTGAAAACCTAGAAGATGCTATTGCGGACATCAAAAGAAGATTAGGTGATGATGATTCTGAGGATGTGGAAATGACAGAAGAAACTACTGAAGAAGTGTCTGACAAACCTAAAACAATTAAAAAAACAGAAACAGTAGAATTTTCAGCAGAAGAAGAAATTAAAAATCTTAAAGCAGAAAACGAGAAGCTAAAAACAGAATTAGCTGAATCACCTGCTGAAGCACCTATTAACACAAATAAATTTAGTTCAGAAAAACCAAGAATGTCAAAGGCGGCTTATAATAGACTGTCTAAGCGTGAAAGGATTTTAATGGACTTAGGAAGATAAATATTAATTAAAAAAAAACAAACTTATGGCATTCAGTGTAAATCAGCCGAATTATAACGGCACGGCAGCAGGGTTCTATATCCACGCTGCATTAAAACAAGCAAAATCGTTAGAGTATATGCAAGTTTTAGAAAACATAAAATATAAACAAAACATCCAAAAAATGGATGGGTCATCGCTTATTGTGGATAACAGTTGTACATATAGTTCATCAGGGAATCTTAGTCTTACTGAAGCGACTCTTAGCCCAAAATCTTTACAGATTAACCTGGACATTTGTAAGGAAACGCTTTTAACTAGCTGGGAATCAATGAATATGAGAGCAGGTAGAGATGCTGCTTCTAGTACTTCTTTTGATGACTATGTTATCGCATATATGGGAGAGATGATTGCAGATGCAACAGAAACTTCTATTTGGCAGGGTGTAACAGGTACAACAGGTGAATTTGATGGCTTTATGACTTATTGGCTACTTACTACAACTGATGCTACTGTTGTTCAGTCTGTAGCGACTGCTGCTTATTCCGCTGCTAACATCATAGCTAATATGCAAACTTTTGTAGCTGATATTATTGGCGGCACAACTGTTGATGTATTAGGAAAAGAGGATGCATATATCTTTATGAATCCTAAAACATTCCAATTCTACATCCAAGCATTATCTGCTTTAGGATATGTTAATACATACCAGCAAGCTGATTGGAATCCTTTATTTGAAGGAATTAAAATTGCAGTAGTACCAGGAATGATAGATAATCAACTTTGTTTTGCAGAAACATCAAATCTTTTCTTTGGAACGGATTTACTTTCGGATAGTACTCGAATTTCTTTGCTAGATATGGCACCTGTAACAGGAGATGATACAATTAGAATGGTAGCACGATATACTGCAGGAGTTGTAGCAGGAATTGGTGCAAATGTAGCTAGACAATCATAATAAACTTAATTAATGGAAGCAGGGGGGTAAAACTCCCTGCAACCTTAACCCTTAAAAAATAAAATAATATGGCGTGTACTTCACTAACTAGGGGAAGAAACTTAGATTGCAATAGAATATCTGGGGGGATTAAGGCGGTTTATTTCGCAGTATTTGACCAAATCACATCTATAACTTATGATTCAACAGCAGCACCTAACCAGGTGAGAGAAATTGATGATATAGATATGGGTTCAAATAGCATTTACAGATACATCTTGCCTATTGGCACTTCTTCACTTACAGACACTATCGTAGGTTCAACGGAAAACGGAACATTATATTACACTCCTACGATAAATATAATATACAACAAATTAAGCAGAGCAGATCAAGCAGAGATAAAACTCTTAGCTGCTACAAAAACTGTTATATTTGCAGAATTAAATGCTACTTTAGCAAACGGACATAACATCATAACTGCAATGGGTATGGTGAATGGAATGTCGCTTAATGCAGGAACTATGGATACAGGTGCTGCTTGGGGAGATAGAAACGGATATAGTCTTACATTTGATGGAATGGAAACACAACCATTTGCGATGGTGAAAGATTATACTACTGCACCATTTGACAATTTAGATTCAGGTGCTGCAATTCCAATTGTTTCTACTGACTTATAATTGGTAGTTTTTATATATATTCATTGATTAGAGGACTATTATGTCCTCTTTTCTTTTATATTAGCAAATAAAAACAGACTTTTTCTATTATATAGTATGATACAGGCAATAACTGAAACTGACTTCAAATCATATATTCAAACTGAAGATAACAGAATAGATACAAGTGTAGGTTCATCTTTAATTAGACATTTAGTAAAATTTACAAATGATATGGATGATTCTGTTCAGTATGCTTATGCTTCTGTTGAAACAATAAACAATAGATATACAGAATTTCAATACTTATACAGTCCAAGTCCTGATGTTTATGCAGGTAAAGTAAACCTGCTTCCTGCAGGATTTTGGAAATACGAATATTATGAGGTTAGTTGGGAAGAAGAAGTTATTATTTCTAATGGTTTTGCACCTGCAACAGAAACAGATGTATTAACACCTGCCGCAGTAAATAAAGGAGTAGTACAGGGATTAGTAACAAAGGGAAAAATGTATGTAGCTGAAAAGAGTGGAACAGAAGAAGTGCAATATACACAACATACTGAACCAAGTGGAACAAACTATATTTATTATGGACAGGGATGGCAGCCAACTGATGAGGGTGCTGATTTAGGTGCTTGGTATAGAAAAGGCACATTAATTACTTTGTCAGGGGTAGGCGTTTCATCTTGGGGAGATAGTGGTACTTTTGGAGTAGATATGGTTCAAGCTACTACAAGCGAACAACCAAGCTATTCTTCAGGTGTTTTAACTTTTAATCCTACAAATACTCAAAACTTACAAAGCTCTAGCCAAATAAGTATTGCAGGTGCTTTTACAATAGGATTTAAAGCAACACCTACAAGTTATACAGGAACGGTTATAGCGGATAATACCACCGCAGGTGAATTTATAAGATATAATGGAACTTCAAAAATTAGAGTTCAAATAGATGCAGGAACGGCAGTTGATTTAGATTTAGACTCAGGAACTTGGGGTGCTGATTATATAGTTATAACAAGAGATGGTTCTAATCTGTTGAATCTTTATGTAAATGGAGTAAAACAAGCTGATTCAGGAACTCTAGCAGGAACATCAGATATTGATACAATAGGAGTTAGAAGAACAGACCAAAGTCCATTTGATGGAACGATAGAAGAAATAATGATATTTAGAGAAACAAGTGCAACACTAGTAGCTAATATAAATACTAGACTAGCAAGTTTATAAAATAAAAAATATGAAAGATAATATAATTAATATAGATTTATCAACAAGCACAAGTCCACAGATTTCTGAGGTTAGAAATAGAGATTGGATAGAATACGGAACAGATGATTGGAGAAACCTATACCCTCAGTTCCTTATTGACTTATATTATTCTAGCTCAATTACTGCTGCTATCGTTAATGCAACTTCTGAGATGATTGCAGGAGAAGCATTAATAATTGAAGATGAAGAAGATAGAAACGCAGAAACAAGAGTTAAACTACAAAACTTTATAAATAGAGCTAATAGTAACGAAAGTCTGCACGAGGTTATAAAAAAACTAGCATTTGATTTTAAATTACAAGGTGCTTTTGCACTTAATATAGTATGGAGTAAAGACAGAACACAAATATCAGAAATATATCATATAGCAGTAGAAAAAATTAGATGTGCCAGACCTGATGAGTTTGGAAAGACTCCTGGTTATTATGTCAGCTCAGATTGGAGTAATACTAGAATGCACAAACCGTATTATGTACCTGCTTTTAATGCTAATGATAGAACCTCAGCTAATCAGATAATGTACTCAGGTTTATATTCTCCTAATATGAACTCTTATTACACACCTGATTATGTATCTTGTAATAATTGGGCGTTAATTGATGCAAGAGTTTCTGAGTATCACTTAAACAACATATCCAACGGTTTTGCAGGCAGCTTTATGATTAGCTTTGCAAACGGTATACCAACTGCTGAGGAGAGAAGACAAATAGAACAAAGTTTGACAGATAAATTCTGTTCTGAAAATAATGCAGGGAAGTTTGTATTAACATTCTCAGATGATAAAACTAGAACCCCTGAAGTAACACCAATAAGCACAAGCGATTTGGATAAAAG